AGTCATACAATCCCGACATCCTTGTGCTTGACATGGGAGACAAGTTCGGCGTACAAGGTTCCTTCGCTCGACAGGACGAGGCACTCAAGGCATGTGCTATCTATGCACGGCAGATTGCCAAGACCTATGACTGTGCTGTGTTCTACATGTCTCAGCTATCTGCAGAGGCAGAGGGCCGCGCACAGTTGAACCAGAGCATGATGGAGGGTAGTCGCACTGGTAAGGCAGCAGAGGCTGACTTGATGATACTGATTGGTAAGTCGCCAACAGTCGAGGGTCAGGAAGAAGACAGTCCGCTACGCCACATCAACATCGTGAAGAACAAGTTGAATGGTTGGCACGGTATGGTAAACTGTGAACTCAACTACCAAACAGCGAGGTACGAAGGATGAAGCTAACACTTGATGTAGAGAACACCGTCACCAAGCGTGATGGCAAGATGCACCTCGACCCATTCGAGCCAGACAATACGCTGGTTATGGTGGGTATGCTGACTGACCAAGGTCAGTGCCTGACGTTCCCATTTGACCACGCTGACCATCCCAATCAGGATGACTACTACGAGCGTGTGCAGATGATGTTGGACGAGGCCACTGTGCTTATCTGTCACAACGCAGCGCACGACCTGCTGTGGCTGTGGGAGTCTGGCTTCAAGTATGATGGGCCTGTGTATGACACGATGCTGGCAGAGTATGTGCTGCAGCGTGGGCAGAAGGAACCGCTGTCACTTGAGGCATGTGCAGAGCGTTATGAACTGGACACTAAGAAGCAGGATACCCTCAAGGAGTATTTCGCCAAGGGTGTCAGCACCCGTGACATTCCTTATAACGAACTGACGGAGTATCTTATCGCTGACCTTGAGGCTACGCAGCAGCTTTCCGATAGGCAGATGCTAAAGTTAAATAGCAAAGAAGACAGTGGTTTACGTGGCACTGTTGACCTGACTAATCAGGTAGCTGTGTGCCTCGCACGTATCTATCAGCGCGGTTTTGCCGTAGACTTGGGTGTACTGGACACAGTGCGTCAAGAGTTTGAGCAAGAGCGTGATGACCTTGAGCGTGACCTGCAAGCCCATGTACGTAGACTGATGGGTGACACGCCCATCAACCTGAACAGTCCAGAGCAATTGTCATGGGTTGTGTACAGTCGCAGAGTTACAGACAAGCAGTGTTGGGGCAACAGCATTGACCCATACATGTCGGACAATACCTTTCGTGGGTTTATGAATGAACTGACTGAGCGATTGTACAAGACAAAAGCAACACAGTGCCGTGAGTGTAATGGCTCCGGTCAGATAAGAAAGGTGAAGAAAGATGGAACTCCATTTGCCCGAAGTAACAAGTGTGCATCATGTGGTGGGGCTGGTTATCATCTTGTGGCTGGCAAAGAACTGGCTGGACTAAAGTTCAAACCACCCGGTCCCAAGTGGGCTAGTGCCAATGGCTTCAGCACAAGCAAGCAGAACCTTGAGACACTAGAGAAGGCAGCACGTGTCAAAGGAATGACAGATGCGGTTGACTTCTTGTCAAAGGTCCGACGCTTGTCCGCTGTGGATACATACCTGTCGTCTTTTGTTGACGGCATCCGTATGCACACCAAACAGGACGGTAAGCTGCATGTTCGTTTGACGCAGCACATGACATCTACAGGCAGGTTCAGTGGCCGTGACCCTAACATGCAGAACATGCCACGTGGCGGCACCTTTCCTGTTAAGAAGGTGTTTGTGTCACGTTTCGACGGCGGTAAGATTATGGAAGCAGACTTTGCACAGCTTGAGTTTCGCGCCGCTGCTTATCTCTCACAAGATGGAGTTGCAATTGAAGAAGTATCTACTGGGTTTGATGTACACTCATATACCGCTAAAGTTATTACCGATGCTGGTCAACCTACGGATAGGCAGACTGCGAAGGCTCACACGTTTGCACCGCTTTATGGCGCAACAGGCTTTGGGAGAACGACAGCGGAGGCAGAATATTACACACACTTCACGGAGAAATACAAAGGAATTGGGGTATGGCACTCCCGATTGGCTAAAGAAGCTATAGCCACCGGCAAGATTACTACGCCTTCTGGTCGGGAGTTTTCTTTCCCCGACGTAGTGCGCAAACCCAATGGTCGTGTGTCCTACTTTACACAGATAAAGAACTACCCCGTGCAGTCTTTTGCTACAGCGGACATTGTTCCGATTGCATTACTGCACATTGATAAATTACTTGACGGTATGCAATCATGTGTGGTAAACACTGTGCATGACTCAATCGTCATTGACGTTCACCCAGATGAAGAAAGGAGAGTTATCGACATAATACAACAGACTAACAAGGAGTTGCCTGACTTGATTACCATACGTTGGGGGTTGGTATTCAATGTTCCTCTGGAACTAGAGGCAAAAATTGGCCCCAACTGGCTTGACACCAAGGATGTGTCGTGATATAACTAGGACTTTCAAACTCAAAGGAGGAGTATAAACACATGGAACTAACGACTATAGACACTAACAATTACGCCGCTATGGCGAAGGCAATGGGCATTGCTAACGAGACATCTAGTGAGCGTAAGCAAGCTAGTACCCTTGCCCGACTACGCATCAATCACTCACCTGTCATGGGCGAGGCAGAAGTAAAGGGCAAGACCGTCAACATGGAAGTAATCAGCGGTGGCACGTATCGGTTGGAAGTGCCAGACGGGCCGACGTATTACGCAGAATCAGTAAAGATTCGTCCGTATCTGCAACGCTTCATGTACAAGCGTTTTGTCCGGGGCATGGGTGACAGCCCGAACCGCTATGTCAAGACTGTCATGGCAGACAACCTGAACATTGACCTGAAGGACAATGACGGTGGGTTCAACTGCGGTAAACCTGCTGGTTATATCCAAGACTTTAAGTCCCTGCCTGAGAAGACGCAGGAACTAATAAAGCAGATTAAGCGTGTTCGTGTGGTGCTTGGCACTGTAGAACTGGTCAACGCCACAGACACATCAGGTAATCCTGTGGATGTGGATGAGACTGCCTTTATCTGGGAAGTTGATAACCGTGATGCATTTAAGAATGTAGGTGGTGCATTTACCCAGCTTGCCAAGATGAAGCGGCTACCTGTGCAGCACTTGATTACTGCCAACACAGAGGAACGTAAGATTCCTACTGGTGCAGTCTTCTATCTGCCAATCGTATCTCTTGACGTTACCAAGACACTTGAACTGACCGATAAGGAGCAGGGGATGTTTGGTGATTTTATGCAGTGGGTGAACAACTACAACGAGTACATCATCAACGCATGGGCAGATAAAGCTAACTCTCATGACGACGAAGATGACGAGGCCATTGTAGACGGTATCGTTGACATCGAAGTAGAAGAGGTAGCGTAATGAACCACCCTGCTGAACTGGCGTTGCACCAATACATGGAGAATGCTGCTAATGGTAAGTCCACTATGTCAGAGGACACCATAAAGCAAGTAGGCCTAGATGTAATGAGTGCGCTTGAACGCCAGTTTGGTGGGGGCAACAAGCGAGGTGAGTTTGGTCTGCGTATGTCAAACGTAGGTAGGCCAACTTGCCAGCTTTGGTTTGAGAAGAACGAACCAGAGAAGGCACTGCCCCTGCCAACCACATTCGTAATGAATATGATGCTTGGAGACATCGTTGAAGCTGTCTTCAAGGGTCTATTGAAAGAAGCAGGAGTACAGTATGAGGATGATAAGAGAGTTACACTCGACCTTGATGATGACACATCCGTCTCTGGCACATATGATATTGTTGTTGACGGTGCTGTTGATGACATCAAGTCAGCATCTAATTGGTCATATACAAACAAGTTTGAATCCTTTGACACTCTTAGACAGGGTGATGCTTTCGGGTATATAGCACAGCTTGCTGGCTATGCAAAGGCTGCGGATAAACGTGCCGGTGGATGGTGGGTAGTGAACAAAGCTAATGGCGAGTTTAAGTATGTACCAGCTACAGGTCTTGACATTACGCAGGAAGTAAACAATATCAAGCAGACAGCAGCGACTGTGCAAGAGAACAGGTTTGAGCGTTGCTTCGATGCTGTGCCTGAGAAGTTTCGTGGTAAGGAGACAGGTAACACAGTGCTTGGCACTGAGTGTGGCTTCTGCCGCTACAGGTTCTCTTGCTGGCCTAATATACAGGAACGTCCTGCTGTAATGTCACAGGCAAAGCAACCTAAGATGGTTGCATACGTAAGTCTGGCAGAAGAATATGCCTAATTACGTAGCATTTCGTGCAGCACGGAAGTATGGGTACAGGAGTGGGCTTGAACACAAGCTGTCCGTTTACCTTGACGAACTCAAAGTTAAGTACGACTATGAGAAGGTCAAGATTGAATGGGAAGACCTTGCGTACCGCACCTATACACCCGACTTCGTGCTGTGCAACGGCATTATTATCGAAACGAAGGGTATGTTTACTGCTGCTGATAGGCGCAAACATTTAGCCATCAAGAAGCAGCATCCAAAGCTGGACATCCGCTTTGTCTTTGAAAATAGTAGGCGCAAATTACGAAAGGGTGCCAAGTCAACCTATGCAGAGTGGTGTATCAAGTATGGATTTAAATACTATGACCGTATCATTCCCGAAGATTGGCTGAAGGAGAAGGGAAAGAACAAACACCCTAAGTTTATCAAGTTTAGCGGAACTAAAGTGAAGAGGAGATAGCAATGGAACGAATGCAAATTGACGACGAAGACTTTGTAATCAGAGTACGTCCCAGTATAGATGGTGAAGAATGGACAGGAGAGATTGACATATCCATTATCTCTCAAGGGGACAACCCCCTAAACGATGAGAGTTATGGGCAGGTCATGCACTTCTGTAAGATGATGTGTGCTACTGTGCCTATCATGGAACAGGATGAAGCTATACGCAATATGGTCCATTCATATGTAATGGAGGTCGTGGAGAATGATACCATCGTCTTTGACGAAGATGAAGATGAAGGGTTGATTGTTACCAAAGAAGATGGTAATGTAGTTCATCTCAACTTTGGCAGCAAAACAAAGGGGAGTGCATGATGCGCCATGAGTCGTACATGCGAATGAGGATGAAAGAGTTACAACCAGTTACACCAGAAGAGGAGAGACTTATGGACGAGTTCTATTCAAAACAGAACAAGCTAGAGGACATGGTAAACTCACCGCCCCACTACAACAAGGCTGGCATTGAGTGTATCGACGCCATCGCCGCAGCTACAGGTGATGGCTATGAGCATTATCTTCAGGGTAACATTATGAAATACCTGTGGCGTTATCGCTACAAGAATGGTACAGAAGACCTCAAGAAAGCACAGTGGTATCTTAGTAAGCTGCTTGAGGAAGTTGAAGGCTACTACGATGAGAGTTAAAGTCTTCCTAACAATTGACATAGACCCGGATGAATATCCGATACCTGCCGATGAAGATGTCGGCCTAGAGATTGAGGACGGTATACGTGAATACTTTTACGATGTAGACGGAGCCGAAATCAGACACATTAAAACGCTAACGGAGTGACGCAATGAACAATTATCTACCTACAGACTATCAGAACTTTATAGCCCTTTCACGGTACGCCAGATGGAAGGATGATGAACAGCGTCGTGAGACTTGGGGCGAAACAGTCACACGATACTTTGATTATATGAGCAAGCACCTCAAAGCCAAGCACAAGTATGTCCTGTCAGACGAACTTCGTGCTGAACTTGAGATGTCTGTGCTTAACCAAGACATCATGCCAAGCATGAGAGCATTGATGACCGCCGGTCCTGCACTTGACCGTTGTCATGTGGGCGGATACAATTGCTCCTACGTACCAGTGGATAGTCCTCGTGCCTTTGACGAGACAATGTATATCCTCATGTGCGGCACTGGTGTAGGCTTCTCTGTCGAGCGTCACCACACGGAGAAGCTACCCGTCGTCAACGAAGACATGCATGACACAGATACTGTCATCAAGGTTGGCGACTCACGTCCGGGCTGGGCCAAATCTCTGCGTGAATTAATCTCCCTCCTATACGCAGGGCAAGTACCACAGTGGGACACGTCAGAGGTTCGTCCTGCTGGCGCACGTCTCAAGACATTTGGTGGTCGAGCGAGTGGCCCAGCCCCACTTGAGGAACTCTTCCAGTTTACTGTAGAGATGTTCCATAAGGCAGCAGGTCGTAGGCTTTTCCCTATCGAATGCCATGACCTGATGTGCAAGATTGGTGAGGTGGTTGTTGTCGGTGGTGTACGCCGCAGCGCACTTATTAGCCTGTCCAACCTGAATGATGACCAGATGCGTCATGCTAAATCAGGTCAGTGGTGGGAAGGCGAAGGGCAACGTGCGCTGGCTAACAACAGTGTTGCTTATAAAGGTAAGCCAGAGATGGGTACATTCATGCGTGAGTGGGTGTCCCTGTACGAGAGCAAGTCTGGTGAGCGTGGTATCTTCAACCGCAAGGCAGCACAGAAGCAAGCGTCACTTAATGGCAGGCGTGA